GGACCACAGGGTGTAGCAGGTATTCAAGGGGAGAGAGGACCTAAAGGGGATACTGGTCCTGCTGTTGATGTATCTACCATTCAAAATCAAATCAATATTAACTTAGAGACATCTCTTAGACCGATTTTAGATGGTTTAAATAGTATACGACAGGAGCTACAAAAATGATTATCGACGATATTAAACGTACACTTGGTGATATTTCAGATAACATAAAGAGTATTAGATTAGAAAATAAATCACTCAATAATTTAATTGACCAAGTAAAACGCACATTAATACAACATGGCTCTAGTCCTGACGAAGTATGGAACACCAGTCTTGTAAATACACTAAATGCTAAGTTAGATAATGCTGCTCTAGGTAATCCTGATGAGATTATTAAAAAATATCTTAATTTTGAATTAGCAGTGGATATTACTCTGCCAGATAATGGTAATATACCAGATAATTATCTGACAAGAGCATCTATTAAAACATTAAGGTATAATGGTACCGAATTACCTTGGATAAATTTAGCAAATAGTGCATCTGTTGACACAGTTGATATGCCAAATCTGGTGACTATGCGTGCCCGTTTATTAGAAAATGGTAAATGTAAAACATTAAAAGCACCCAATTTAAAACTATGTAGGGGCTTATTCCCATTCTCCAATGAGGCACCAGAAACTATCTATTTACCCAATCTGGAGCAAATGGAATATAACGGACTGTATTATAACCAATCGACTAAATTTGTTATATTACCAAAAATTAAGAACTTATATGAAGATGCATTTTTAGCAATGACACGTGTTGAGCTAATTTATTTAGGTGGTAATTTACCAAAGGCTATTGGTACACGTGTTTCAAAAAACTATGGAGGAGAAACTAAGCCAGTATACGTAGTAATCACAAACGCCACACCACCTCCATTGTATGACGCAAATAATATTAGACAGCACAACCAGCGTAGCGATGATAGAAAAACATACTTTGTAGTCCCAGATAGTGCTAAAGAAGCATATAAATCAGCTACAGACTGGAATTTATTACAAAACTATATTATTGGCAGAAGCGAACTACCCGCTAAATATGAGACTATATTAGAACAATACGGATTGGGGGTATAAATGGCTAAGAAAGTTGGTAAAACAAAAAAAATAGTCACAGTTAAGTTAGATGATTTAACTGGTGGCATGAATTTAGCTAGTTCTCCAGAATTCATTAAAAATAATGAAGTAGTGAAATTAGAAAATATGGAATTTGATGTGTTTGGTAGTAAACTTCGTACACGGAGAGGATTAAGCCAACCATTAGCTACGTTCCAATCTCCAGTTACTCATGTGTACAATGATTACGAAATGAATGATTTCTTTGTATTCTTACAAAATAAGGAAATCTATCGCTATGAATTTGGCAAAACACCAACATTGATTGGTAAGTTAAATGGCATAGCAGAACGACCATCTTGTTGTAAATGGAAAGGCTCTCTATTAATTGCTAGTGGTGACAAATTACAAGAATATAATTATCAAACACTAAAGACGATTGATACCAGTCCAAATTGTGATATTGTATTTACTAGAGCTTCTCGTGTAGTCATAGCTAAAACTGGTTCTGACCTATTAATTTATTCAGCTGTAGGTGATGTTAATAGTTGGCACGAAAATAGCAATGATGCATCTGCTCGTAAAGATGTCAATATTGGCTATGGTGATGGTGGAGACATTGTTGGTATTGCAGAATTAGCATCTGATATTTTAGTATTTAAAAGCAATGGATACGTATATGATGTACAAAACGAACCAGAAGAATGGTCTATTACATTATTAGCAAATAATTCTGACTTCGTTAGTCGTCACGCTTGCGAGAATGTTAATTCAGATATTGTATTTGTATCCACACGTGGGTTAAAATCAATCAAGAGTTCTCAAGTGTATGCAAACTTTAATGTAATGGATATTGGTAATAATATCAATCCTGAATTACGTTTTAATATTTCTAAGCCGTTTGTATCAGATTTAAGACGCACTAAACAAATGGTTGTGAGTGGTAATTGTGGAAGAGAAGTATACGTATACCACTATTGGACTGGTGGCTTTACTAAATGGATTTTCCCTTATAATGTAACATCAATTTGTGAAAATCAGTACCACGTATTAGTAGCTATGAATAACGATAATAATAGTGGTGCTATTTACGAATTTGATTTTAAATATAAAAATGATAATGGGTATTTGATTCATCAATTAATTGAATCTAAAGAAATGAGAGATACACACAATCTTAATGCGTATCGTACATATATTGATATATTATCTGAGGAAAATGATGGGCGTGGATATATTTATATTAATGATGTTCAACTCATTCATCGCTGGAAAACTACAGAATTACAAGGTGAATTTAAGACTCAAATTTTATCTCCAATATTGAAATTTAGATTTGAAACTGATGACCCAATTATCTTTAAATATATTTCGTTTGACATTGTAGTAGAAAGAGAGTCTGTGGTCTCTTCTGAAACAAAGAGTAAGCGAAAATCAACACGGCGTAGAAAGGGTAGAGACCAGAATGACTTCTTGAAAGGAGCCAAGAAAAATGGCGGTAGCCCTTACAGCTAATATACAAAAACATATAGATGAATATCAACGGCGTGTAGGCAGACATTACCTTGATGACTGGGACTATGAAATGCACCCAATGGTCTGGCTAAGAGAGGATGGTTCTTTCTTAACATTTGGTATCATTGGAGATACCTTAGAAATAGATATTGGGTGTGGTGTCCCATTAGTTGAGGGGTTTAAAGGTATACACAGTATGGCTAAAAAGCTAGGGTTAAAACGTATAGCTTCTTATACAGACTCTCGTAATCCATATGCCTATGCTAGATTGATGAAATGTACGTGTGAAGAGCGTACTAATGAAAATGGCACTTATTACTATTTCACGAAGGAGGTTTAGATGGGAAAGTCTAAAACCACTATTCATGAACGACAACTCACACCAGAAGAACGACAACTGATAGCAATGCAGGGTCGCTATCTTGAATCTATTCAGCCAAGTATTGATGCGTTGGTTAAATATGGTACTGGTAATATTCAAAATATTGTTACGCCAAATTGGCAACAATTATATGATGCACAAACTAATGAGATGGACCAAATTAAAAAAGAATTTACACCTCTTAGTCAAGGTATCTTACCAGATGCATTTGCTAATGCTAAACAGGCATATTTTAATCGTATGTATGAGAATACAATGGGTAAAAATTTAGCAAGCTTGGCACAACGTGGTGTAGTTGATAGTTCTCGTTTTAATACAGCGACTAATGATTTACAGAAAAACTTTGCATCTCAAATGTCGCAAGATTATGATAATAACCTTAAAACTGTTGCAGGATTATTAGACCAACGCATGAAGTATGCATCAACGCCAATTGAATATGCAAATAAAGCACATCAAGCATCTTTCGCACCAGTACAAAACGCATTGTCGCTGGCACAAGGTCAAAACAGACAAACTAATGAAGCGTTACAAGCACAAGGACAATTAAATAATGGTAGAACATTTGCTACACAATCCTCTAGCGGAGGCTTCTTAGGTGGTGCGTTATCTATGGCTGGTTCTTTAATTGCTTGTTTCCCTCGATATGTATTAGTAACAATGGCAGATGGAACAGAAAAACCAATTGTTGAAGTACAAGAAGGAGATAAAGTTAAAACACGTCATGGAGAAGCGACAGTTATGGAAAATAGAAATATGGGAATCCAACCTATATTCTTAGTAGTTACTACAAATCATAAATTACGGACAACTGATACTGAAGTATTCCAAACTAAAAATGGTCGCAAAGCGTTATCTGATATTACTGAAAAGGACAAAATCGAAACAGCAACTGGTTTTGAAAAGGTTGCCTTTATTCTGGAAACAGATGATAAAGAAGAAGTATATGAATTGGTACTAGACACAGATGATAATATGTTCTTAGCAGAGGGCATTTACGCTGAGTCGTTCTAGGAGGAATATATGCAAGTAATTCAAACACATGATGACGATTGGCAATCCCAATTAGGGAAACTTGCTGGTCTTATCGGAGGTATGATGTTTAATAACCGACTTGACAGAGGTGCTTTACGTGAGGCTAATAACCAAGCACAAAAAGAAGAATTATCTCGTCAACAAGGCTTTACATCTGGTCTTACAAATTTACAAGGTTTATATCAAAACCCTGAATACGCAACGAATAAAGGATTACAACAACAAGCATTAGGAATTCAAGCAGATTTAGCTGGTCGTGGCTATAGAAATGCTTTTGGACTTAATGCAGATACAATTGGTAATGCTTTAACCAATAATGCTGGTGCGATTGATTATATCCAAGGATATGGTCAAGCAAATCAAGGGTTGCGTGTACATGATAACAATTACCAAGATTTTCCAAATTACTGGAATGCATATGGTGGCTTAATCCAAGGTTTAAAATAGGAGGTATTCATGTCTGATTACATGGGATTGCTCCAAGGTTATGGATTAACCCCTGCGGCAGCGGCTGGTATTATTGGTAATGGTATGATGGAGTCTAATATGGACCCCACCATTATACAAGGCGGTGGTAGTGCGAATGAAGTACCAGTTAATGGTACTAATGGCTATGGACTATTTCAATGGACAGATGAAGGTAGACAACAAGGCTTGGCGGATTTTGCCAAGTCTTTAGGTATTTCATCTGGTACACCAGAGGCACAAATACAATACATGCTAAAAGAATTAGGTCCAGCAGGTATTAATGCACTCAACCAAATGCAAACACCAGAAGATGCTGCTGTATGGTTCCATGATAACTTTGAAAAAAGTGCAGATACAGATTTATCTGGCAGAACAAATGCGGCTCGTCAAGCATTTTCACAAGCTGGTTCACCAACATCAATGGTGAGATTGCAAAATAACAACCCACATGCACAGGGTTTCGCATTTGACGACCCTAACGAGAAACTCGATTGGGATAAAATCCAAACATTAATGAACTATCAAGTAGCTAGCCCAGAAGTAGAAGCCGCTCGTGCAACACAAGCTGGTCGTATTGCTGGTTTACGTAATGCATCTTACTTTGGTGAAATGGGCACAGCGTTAAGTAAAAATAATGCAGACCAAATGAAAGCGTTGGTAAATGAAGCTGTATCTGCTGCGAATACAGCAAATAACACACAAAAATTAACTAACGCTGGTCAATTAGCTCAAATGATTGCAAATAGTCATAATAGTTCTAATAGTAAAATGTTAGCAAGTTTAGGTGCCGCATTAGGTGTACGATTAGACCCAATGGCTGACCGTTACATGAATAATAATCAAATGGCATTAGCTAACATGAAACGTCAACAAGAATTGGATGACCAAAACACAGCATTCGCTCAAAAGAAAGAATTAATGAATATGCAATTCCAACAACAAAAAGAATTGCAAAACGCAAAAATGGCTCAAGCTATTGCTGTTGCTGACATGCGTAAAGGTGCATCAGGCGGAGGTTCTAAATTACCTGATGGTTCGTATTTAGGTGCAGACGGACAAGCACATTTAACGATAGCTCAACAAAATAATGTTGCTAAAATATTAGATGCTGGTCAAGCAGATTTTACAGCAGCATCTGATGCTGACTGGGCGAAAACATCTTATGATGGATGGAAAGGCTCGGTAGCAAGTACAACACAAGGTATTATTGATAAATTAGCCCCATACAGTAATACAGTCGAAGGACAAGAAGCAATATCTAAAGTATTAGGATGGCAAAGATATGACCAAGATGCAAAAACAAAAGCATGGGGTACTGAAAAACAAACAGCTTATACAGGATAAAGGAGTTTAATATATGGCAAGATGGACAGACGGATTAGCTAATGCAAATGCTCAAGCCGCATATGAAAATAACTTGGCACAATATGGCTCAAACTACATGGGTAAAGCACACTACGATGGTATAGCCGATGAGTTCTTGGGTAACTTCAGTTCCGGTCTTGATAGACTAGGTTCTGATATGTTAGGTTCTGTGGCTTATGGACTTTCCAATATTGATGGGGATACAGCTGAATGGGCACGTAACAAAGTAGAAAATGAAGCCCAATGGATGGCTAATCTGTCTGCTTATCGTAGTACATCTGCTGATACTGCTGGATTATCTGCGTTAGACGCAATCCGAAATCCTCATTATTGGGCAGCACAAGGTGGTCAATTTGTAGGCAATACAATTCCACAAGTTGCTATGGCTATACGAACAGGCGGTGTAGCAGGTGAAGCCTTAGGTGCTAGTAAAGTAGCAGGTTTCCTTGGTAAAACTGGTATTGGAGAAGGCTTAGCTGGTAGTGTTGCAACAGGCTTAAATAAAATTGCACAATATGGTGCTGAAATTGCAACAGGTGCTGGTTTAGAAAACGTACAGAACGCAGGTTCTATTTACAATGATTATAGATTTGCAGGATATGATACGGATACAGCAGGAGATGCATTTGAACAATCTTTAAATCAAGGTTGGGCTCCTGCCGCATTAGATTATATTGCTGACCGTGCTGGTATCTCTGGTAAAGCTAGCATGTTAGCTAGTGCATTTGCTAAAGATGGTGGCAAACTTATTGCTAAAGGTATTCTTGGCAATGCTGTCAACAGTTCTTTAGAAGGTTATACAGAAGCATGGCAACAAGCTATTGAAGGACGTATCAAAGGTCAAGAAGGTTACGATAAAGTATCCATGTTAGACCCATCTACATGGACTGACGATATGTGGACTGCCGCACGAGATGCATTTAACGTATCTATGGTAGCTGGTGGTATTGGTGGTACTGCTAGACATCTAAGCGAAAAAGCTTTAAATAAAGCTGATGAAATGGCTGGATTAAAATCTGTAGATGATATTATGGATGATAATGTGCCTCAGTCTAGCGATGTAAATACAACCAATGATATAATATCTGAAGAACCTAGTTTTATTGACAATACACCTCTTGGTAATACAGAAATTGATGATATTTCTAATGCTTCGTATTCTCCAATGACAGAAGATAGCTCTTTTGCTAATTCTGTTAATAAAGTTCTAAATAAAAAACCACCAGAAGATTATGCTGAAGCGATGCGAGCCGTACAAGATGAACGTGAAAATATCCTTAGTTTACACGGTGATAAAGCAGTAGAAGATTTATCTCCTAAGATGTTCGCTGAAAACTTCACTAATTTAGGATTTGGCAATAAAGAAGCCAATATGCTTTCTCGTAGTCTATATGAAGATATGACACGACCAACTGAGGTTTCTGAGGAATCTAGTCAAGATATTCAACCACAAGAAGAAACTCTTGCCGATAAAGCAGATAAACTTGGTATAGAATTGTCAGATGCAGAACGTGCTAACCTAGAGCGTGAAAACCCTGATAGAACATCTGTTCGTGAAATCGAAAATCGCATTAATGCTAAAGAAAAAGAAAATGCATTTCAAGCTCAACTTGATGCAATTAATGCACGCAGACAAACATATCAAGATGAAAGATACGATAATTCTCCTAATAAAACTTATTTCGAGAATGAATATAAAGACTCTCCATTTAAAGCACGTGATGCAGCTTACCGTGTCCATAATGCTATTGAGTCCCGTAATCGTGACGCACGCAGTTCCGATATTAAGCGTAATGAGCAGTCTAAAAATGTGCGTAACTACTTAGCTAAGGCTGGTATCAAACCAAAGAACGGTTATACTACTGACGAACTTAACAGTATTACTAATTATGTTAAACATATGGATAATACTGAACGTACACCTGATAACGTAAAAAGCTATATTGAAAACCGTGATGTGGCTCAAAAAATGGAGGATATAATTAATACACTTCCTCCTAAAGATAACCCAAATCATTTAACTGCTAAACATGCCTTAGCAAAACAAATTAATAATACATTAGTTACGTTAGGTCAGCATGGTATGGACGTTACAGGTCCACAATTCGATAAAGTTCGTAAGATTTTATCTATGCAAGATAAGCGGATGTTACAAGCTAATATCGACGAAGCTAAACATAGTGCAGAAGAAACACGACGTAAAAATGCTCAACTTGCAGAACGTCCAAATGGTACGCCAGAAAAGTTTGTGGATAATAAACAAGTGGCTATATCTGACCGTAATATTGCAGGTGATGACCAACAAATTGCAGACTATCTCAATAGTGATAAAGTAACACGTGATGGTCTATTAAAAGTTCAACAATATCTTGCCCATACTGGTCGTGAAACTGGTATGAAAATGCCACTTACTTCTGATGCTTTAAAATATAGACATGCTAATAACGATGTTATGGGTGGTAAAATTGGTCCTTATAATGTCATTGTACCAAATCCTAATAAAAAATGGGAAGCTAGACCTACAAAAAAAGATTATACAGAAACTATCGACCACGATAATCCAACAGGCGAGGAGCCTATTGTAACTCCATATGTTGAAAAACAAGCACTAAATCCAGCACAACCAAAACCTAAAAAGAAAACAAAACCTAAAGGTCCACGTACTGTCAATATGGTTACTGATGAACAACATGCTGTAATGCGTGACATTGAAAAATTATCTAATTTAAAATCTGAAATCCAATCTATCGGTCAAATTAATGAAGTGTACGCACTGAAAATGGTTGATGCTTTAAAAATGGAAACTGATAGAGGCAAAAAAGACAAACAAGCTTATAAAGAATATCTTAAAAAACAAGCTAACGAAGACACTGGCGATATTGATTTAAGCGATACTATTCAAAAACCAGAAGAAGTATTTGAAAAGCATAAAGATGTATTAAACCGTATTAAGGATGATATTCAACGTATACGTGATAATGAATTTATGTCCAAATCTGAATATCAAAAAATACTAAATAATATTATTGCTAAACGTAATCATTTAATGCGTACTGAACCAATTTATGCTGATATGTGGAATGCTATTCTTAAAAGCGTACCTGATTATAAAGTACCAACTAAAAAAGCGTTAATGAGTGCTATTAAACGTGGAGATGTGCGTATACCACACGTTATCTTAAATTCATTTATTAATAGCCCTAGCCATTTTGATGATAATATTCAGCGTTGGTTTGATAAAGATTATAATATTCCAGACATTGCATCTGCCTTCAGATATGCTCAATTACGTAATTACATTATATTACAATCCATGAATAAGGCTCTTAACAAAGTAAAAGCTGTTGGTATGGATAAATTAATGGAAGAATTAGATAATCCAAAGGGAGACCATTTATTAGGTCGTATTGTCAATCGTGCTGTATATATTTATCCATCTATTGGGAATACTGCCAAGTATAAGAGTATTGCTGGTAAAGTAGCTGGTAAAAAACTCTTCCCAGATGGTGCACCACAATTAAATTATGATAGCTCTCCATTAGCAAGACGTGTATTTAGTGAAACTAAAGAAGTCGTTACTGAAGTAATGGAAAGTCGTATTAGTAAAAATCTGAAACTTACAGAAGAAAAATTACGTGATAATAAAACTAAAAATGAAACTAGAACAGCATTACGTTTAAGTGCATATAAAGATGGTGTCTTACATGCATCTATTCCAAATCATCAAGGTGATATTTATACTACAGATATTAAAATGGATATTAAACTTAATGATGAATTTGATGTAGAAATTAAAGTTCCAGAATTTATTGACGAAGACGATTTTAAAGAAGTTCTTGATGGTTACTTATATGATATGGGTGTTATCGCTAATGATGATATTATAGACGTAAAAGTCCATAATGGTATTATTAAGACCACTGCAAGTTATGAACCAGCCTCTGTATTTAATAATGGTAGCAACGTAGCTGATTATGCATTCCATGCATTAGCAGAAGTTGCAAAACAAAACAATGGTATTATTATTGATACGGATATACTAGATTCTAATGGTAAATCATATCTTAATAAACATAAAGATTTATCATCTCGCTTCGGTTATGATGTTATAATTAATGATGGTACTTATACTATAGTGCCACGTGATAAAATTCAAAAGTCTATTAAGAGTGATACAAAATTACTAACTAATGGCAATACGAAACTACATGAACCAAGCAAAATTGAAATGAATATTATGCGAAATGTTGCTAATCGTACAAAAGGTACTGGCAAATTAACAGAGAATGAAATGAAAACTATTTTACAATCTGTTATGAACTTAGTTGATAATGACCCACGCACATATATTTCAGTTTTACATTATTTAAAAAATCATCCAAATCTTGAAATTTATGTAGTTGACAGAATGGTAAATACCAAATTATTCGATTTTGATTTTAATGGGTTTTACCAACCAAGTACTGGGCGTATTTACCTAAGTGCAGATGCTATTAATCCTAATAATGACACATTCTTACATGAATTGTTGCACAGTGCAACAAAATATGCAGGGACATATGAAGCGACTGAGTATGTAAATGATGCTTTAAATAATTTGAGAAGGGAGTTAGAACATGATACAGGGCTTGCAGGAGAAATATACAGAGCTTCTCAAAACTCTAAAACATTTGAATCTAAGCGAGGAAACACGGAATCAGATATTAAAACTGCTCTACAAAATACCGTTGAAAGTCTTAAAACAACACAAGGAGTTTTACCTAGTTCTATCGTTGATACAGGTAAAACTAAAGAAATTCAAGGTGTCTTCCAAAATAAAAGTAGAGGAATTAGCTCCTCGTATAATGGAAATGACCAACGAAGAAGAAGTAGACAACTTATTTCAAGATTTAACGAAATTATCAAAAATGAAGGATATACAGCAAAAGATATAGCTACGGTAGCTAGAATAGCAGAGCTTAAATCACAAGATGCTTTTGATTATCCTAATGAGCTTATTAATTTACCACTCGCTAGAGAAATTAAGCTTTTAGTTGCCGCACTCACAGTTCCTAATTTAGACCCAAATGTAGTGCGTAAATCTAGCTTAAATAGCTTTGTTAATGAAATGTTATCTTATGGGAACACTGGTTTGTTCTCTAAACAACAGATTCAAAATCACTTGCAAAATGCATTAAGTGATAAACAAACTGTTGAAGATTTGAGTCGAAGTCAAATCGAAAGAAGAAAAGTTGTTGACCCAGTACAACCATTTAATGAATATAAAAACACACTGGATATTGAAAAATCTGTAAAAGATAACGACCGTATTGACCAAGCAGAACAGGCTTTGTTAGCTGATGTTTATAAAAATGGTGGAGGTATCATTGAAAGATTAAATCCTAGTGATGGAGATATTTCCTTCGCATGGTTTAGAAAACTTTTACAATCACCATCTTCTATGGCTCGTAAATTAATTCCTGAACTGAAACCTATTATTAAAGAAGCATATATAGCAGCTCGTACATATAGACGTAAAAAAAATGAATATATGGAAATGCTAGATAAACAATTCGCCGATTTAGATGTTAAAAACGGCGAAGAAAAGAAAATGAATGCGTTATTAGGAGAAATTGATAAGCGTGGTCGTGAATTTGCACAACCTATAGCAGTAAGAATTAATGGTGAATTAAAATATACTATTATTAAACCAGAAGATACATTTACCGAATTTGGCTTAGCTGATGATAATCGTATGCGTAAATTTGTAAAAGCTGAGCGAGAAAAAGGTAATCATGTTTATGTTGGTATTAATAAAGATATATATCAAGTGATTTCTAGTAAAGATAAAATACCATCTTATAAAGACAAAGCTAATGCTAATAAAGTTGCAATAGAAATGTCTAAAGCATATGCTAAACACTTAGGTTATAGTGATAGACTGTGGGATAAATATGTTGGTATTCGTAATACACTAGATAAAATTAATCAAGATGTAAATGATAACCAAGTAGCTCGTGGCAAAGACCCATCCGCTGGTTTGTTTGGCTATATCCCTCGTGAACATAAACGCTATGGTGTTTATCGTATTGATGTTAAATATAATCCTGAACAGAAAAAATACTATCCACAATACACAGTATTAACATCTTTTGCTACAGAAGCCGATGCTAATAAATTTGTGGATTCTATCCCAACTGAAAAGGGTGTAGCGTTTATGACTATTCGTAGAGACCGCTACCAAGCTGATGCATCTCAATCTTATGAAGGATATTATTCTAATCTTACAGAAGAAGAGGCTAATTTACATAAGGTATATGAAAAGATGTCTGATGAAGATGCGGCAGCATTATTTAACCGTGTACAAGGTAATTATACAGAAACAAAGAAATTTATAGACCATTTCCTAAAAGGTAAAGATAAGTCAATGACTTATGATGATTTCCAAAGTTTGATTAACAATAAAGAAAGAATGAAAGAATTAGGCTTCGACTATAAAAAGTTACAAAAAGAAGCTGGCATGGCAAACTTTGAAAAACTCTTAAAGAAGGATAAAGACGGTGTATTAACACACGATAATGTAAGTGCTTACTTATATCGTAGTTCTGGTGCTCAAATGTGGAATAAGCATAATTTAAAACGTGCAGGGGTGGCAGGTTATAACGAAGACCATATCAATGCGATTTATCATTATGCGGCAACACAAGCTAAATATCAAGCAAATGCACCATTCTTAGATTTTGCTACACGGTATTACGAACAAGTATATGGTGAAAACTATGAAAAACAATACGGTCGTAATGGCACAGGTGCTAAAAATGCACGACAAGATATAGTTCATGATTATATTCAACGTGTCATCGGAGCTCCAAATCATGCTGATAAAGTATTAAACACTATTGGTCGTGAAATACCATTTATTGGTAATTTTATGAGGAGATATGTCGGTGATAACTGGGTAACTACCGTTCTTAACCGAAACATGCAAGCTATTGCAGTATTTAAACTTGGTGTATTTAGACCAACAGCGGCAATTGCACAGTTTGGTACATTAGCCAATGTAGCAGCTTTAACTGGATTTACACCAGAATTAAAGTATGCTATGAAAGAAGCTGGCAAGGCTGGTAAAAATGGTAAGTATGGTCAATTGTTTGATGACTTAGAAGTGTATGAAGAAAGTGCTAACCAAGCATCTGAATTTTTAGATAGTTCTGATTATCGTAGAATTACAGTTAATGGCGTAAAACTTGGCAAATTATTTGACCTATCTATGAAAGGTTTTATGAAAGCCGATGCTTACACTCGTAAAGTAGCAGCGATTCATGCATTTGAA